CCGGCCATCCTATCGCACCCGGAGGGCCGTCAGGTCCGCCGCCGTGGGGCATTTCGATCCCGCCGCTCGGAACATGGGGTGGAGTTGCGCCTCCGTATCCGTCGCATCCGATCGCACCCGGAGGGCCGTCAGGTCCGCCGCCGTGGGGCATCTCGCTTCCGCCCAGTGGTCCTGGTCAGCCCCCGCTCGGCATTTGGGGTGGCGGCAATGTGCCGATGCCAACCCCGCCGATCTATCTGCCGCCAGGAACTATCCCTGACCTGAAACCGGAACATCCTATTTATATTCCGCCCACGGCACCGGGCGTACCGGCGCATCCCATCGTGTTGCCGCCACCCGGTTCTTCTGAGCCGCCGCAGGTGTTGGAGAATTGGGATGTGAAGACTTATTGGAGCCCAGCAACTGGATGGGGTGTAGCGATCGTGCCGTCAGAGAGCGCCACGACGCCGACGCCATCAGCGTAATTAACACGAAGAAGCTTCGGCTTCTTCTGCAGCGTACGATGTAGAAGGTAGAGGGGAGGCCGCTTAGCTCCTGGGCGGCGGCCTCCCTGCAGCTGCGATGCTCGATAAATCAGCTCAGGCAGGGCAGCATTCTTTTAAAGCGCGCGGACAGGATCTCTATGAGACGCCGGCATGCGCTGTTGAGGCGCTCCTTCGGGTCGAAAATATCCCGCATCTCGTGTGGGAGCCGGCGTGTGGTCCGGGTTCCATTGTCAAAGTGCTACGATCTCACGGTCATGTCGTTATTGGCAGCGACCTCTTATTCTATGAAGATCCGACGCACTTCTACGGGCGTGACTTTTTCGCCCAGCCCCTACCAAAAAACGTCGAAGCGATCGTAACCAATCCACCCTATCAGTTGGCGGCTGATTTTGTTCGACATGCGATCGGGCTGTGCCCCTACGTTGCGATGTTGCTGCGACTGGCGTTTCTCGAGTCTGAAGGACGATCGGATATTCTCGATGCCCACCTGCCCGCTCGGATTCACGTTTTCAAGAAGCGGTTACCGATGATGCACCGGGCTGGCTGGACGGGGAAAAAGGCGAGCTCGGCGATCGCGTTCGCCTGGTTTGTTTGGGATGGGCATCCGCCCTACACGACGATCGATCGGATTTAACTCTTTTTTAACCATTTCTTCCTAGCCTCCTGCCGATCTAGGCAGGAGGTTTTCCATGAATCCGAAGAACGCCAAGTACAAATCCGAGACGCAGAAGGACGTTGAGTTCGCCAAGGGCGGCGACGACCACATGTTTGGTGAGCAGGCAGCTGAGCCGCAAACCTCCGGGCATACCGAGCAGGAAGATAGCAAGGGGCCGGGGGCGAAGTACGCTGAGGGCGGTAAGACCAAGATGTTCAGCTATTCGCCGAGCATTCCACAGGCGGCTGGGCGAACGGGACAACGTTAATGGCGCGCGGGCCTATCACGCCGCCGCGCGCGCCGAAAGCACAGATGCCGCAGGCGCAGCGCGCAATCGCGCGCGATCCTAGCAAGGCGGTGATCGCGCCGCCGCGGATCAAGCCGGTCTCCACGCGCGAGTATGGCAAGGGTGGAACGCCGCTCTCCGGCGCGCCGAGCATGGGCGTCGCAGGAGCTGGCATTGGATATGGAGGGCCGCTCCGTGGCGTTTAAGAAACATCTCACTTCTCCGCGCATGCACAGTCGTGGAATGCGCGGTAACGTTACCAAGCAGCGCGGCAAGGGCTCGATCCAGCAAGATGATACGAGCGGTGGAGAAACGGTGACTGGTGGTTCTCCGCTCGGGCGGATGATGAACCAGTACCCCAAGCCGCCGCCGCCGCCGGTGCGCGCGCCTCCGGTGGCACCAGCTGGTGATCAAGCTGAGTATGACGAACAGTCTCAGTGATTCGATTCGTTTTTTACGTAACGCCGCGCCGGAAGAGTTTGAGCAATTTCGCCAGGCCTTCGCCGGCTATTCCAATGATGCCCGCGATAACCTTGTTCGAGGTGCGGAAAAACTTGAAGTATTGCAAGGACATGCACAGCAGTGTGAGAAAATTCTGCAACTGTTGAATGGAGACGCTCGTGGCAGATGAACCTAAAACGATCGTGGTCGACCAAAAGCCAAAGGAGCTTCTTCCGGTCGATCCCGATGTGAAGATCCCTGAGTCAATCAAGCGGAGATCCGCAGCAGTAGACGCCTATTACGCCCAGCAGAAAGCGCAAACACCGGAAGAGCCCGCCTCTCCTCCGGTGCCACCGCAGGCGGTGAGTCCTGACACGCCCCCCGTACAGTCCCCGCCGCCTGCGGAACCTCCTCCGGTAGTGGCTGAACCCCAGCCACCTTCAGCCACCTTTGATCCCAGCGAACGGCCGTCCGGCCCAATCGAGAACGGTAGTTGGGAGCAAAAATATCTCGCATTGCAGGGACGCTATAAAAAAGACACGGCTGAAATGCGGGAGCAGATGTCGCAACTGGGCGACGAGCTTGTCCGCACTCAGGAGATGTTCCGACCGCAGAACAGTCAGCAACCGCAGAAACCAAAAGGCTATTTGACCGAGAAGGATCTCCAGGAATACGGGCATGATGTGCTTGATTTGGCGCAGCGCGCTGCCAAGCACGCGATTGCCCCCGATCTTGCTCGGATGGAGGACGAGAACACTCGTCTTCGTCGGCAGATTGCCGAAGATCGTCGGCGCGGCCTTTATCAGACGCTCGATGCGATGATCCCCGAATGGCGGCAGATCGACAACAACCCGCGATGGCGGCAGTGGCTACTCTTGCCGGATATGCTTTCTGGGCGTATAAGGCAGCAGCTTTTGAACGACGCGATTCAAGCGGCCGATGCCACTAGGGTCTCCTCGTTCTTCCGCGGCTTCCTCGCAGAGGAAGCAGCGACGGGCCATATGGAGCCACCTCCCCAGCCCCGGCCGACACCTCAGGTGCCGCCCAGGGAGCCGGCGATCCCCCTGGCTTCACTCGCGGCCCCAGGCCGTCCACGTCCTGCGTCAGGTGGGGATGGACCCCCCTCGTTGGCGGATAGGCCGACTTACACCCGCGCCGACATCACGAATGCTCACCGGGCGTATATGAAGGGCGCGTACAAGGGCCGTGAGGCCGAGTACGAGGCTCTGCAGGCAGAGTTTATCCGGGCGCAGAATGAGGGTCGGCTCCGTTAACCAGGGGGCCGCCGCCAAGCTGAAAATTTATCGGTAGTCCCCAAGCACAGGGGACTACGATGGCTATTCCGTCGAGTGGCTTTCCTGGCGCAACGTCAGGATCAGTTCCTCCACTTACTCCCGTCGGCTCGTCGCCTAATAATTTGCAGGGGACGAGTTTCATCCCAGAAATCTGGTCGACCAAGCTGGTGGAAAAGTTTTACGCCAGCACGGTGTTGTCGGCCATTTCCAACACCGACTACGAGGGGGAAATCCAAAACAAGGGCGATCGCGTGCGCATTCGCACGAAGCCGACCATCACCATTCGTGACTACAAGGCGGATGGTCTGCTCGGTCTTGATCGTCCGACCGGCGGTAGCGTCGAACTCTATATCGGCAACGGCAAGTACTTCTCGCTGGTCTTAGACGATGTGATGGAAGTTCAGTCTGACCTCAACATCCTCTCGATGTGGTCGGACGACGCCGCACAACAATTAAAAATCGCCGTCGACACTGATGTGCTTGATGGTATCTATACTCCGTCAGCATCAGGACCGATCGATCAGTACAATCGCGGTTCTGCTGCCGGTTATATCTCCCGCAACATCAATCTGGGGTTCAAAGGTGGGGCGATCTCGGTCGTCGGCCGTAACCCTGGCGCCAACGACGTTGAGCTGATCGATCTGTTGATGCGGATGGGTCAGTGCTTGGACGAATACAACGTGCCTGAGGTCGGTCGCTGGGTGGTGATGCCTGCATGGGCCGGTCGCATGATCAAACAGTCCGAGCTCCGTCAGGCTTACTTGTCGGGTGATCCGGTCTCTATGCTGCGCAACGGCCGGCTCGGAATGGTAGATCGGTTCACGATCTACGTGTCGAACCTGCTGCCGGCTTACAGCAGCCCGAATAACCAGGATCAGACCAACTTCAACGCTGGTGAAAGCGTCATCTACGCCGGTCACGCTCACGGGCTCACGTTCGCGAGCCAGATCAGCAAGGTCGAGACACTGCGATCCGAATTGACCTTCGGAGACATTCTCCGCGGTCTGCAGGTCTATGGCTATCAGGTCGTCGACGGGAAGGCCCTCGTGCAGGCGCAAGTCACGCCGAACTCATAACGAAGGGTCGAGCCACAGCGGTCGTCGTTGTGGCTCCTCCTCTGTGACAGGAGGAGCGGATGACATCTGGCAGCTATTGGGGTGATTTCAGCGATCGGCAGCTCCCGACGCTTAACACCGTCGAGGACTACATCACCGACGCGCGCACGCTGCTGCAAGATACGATTCCACCTTACCGGTACGACGACCCGTCTTTGCTGGTGGCGCTCAATGTGACCTTGCTCGAGGCCTCGCGCATTCGAGCAGATTTGTTTGTGTTCAATCTGAATGTGCGCGGCCAGGTGCAATCGTTTACGGAGAACGACGATACCTATGTCGATATCGAACCGCCATTTCGTCTGGGCATTCTGCATGGGTTGTGCGGCCACGCCATGGAACGCGAGCAAGAAGAATACGCTGATAGCCGAGCGACGATGTTCTTGAATTTGTTCAATCAGATTCTTGGCGGTCGTCGTCTAGGACCAGTCGTTGGCGGGGCTGGTCCGGGACAGGGGTAAGTGATGTCGGAAGCCTACGAATGTGAAACTGAAGAAGAGGTCGCCAAGCTGTTTGGCGAGGCGTCTGCGATCTTGACTGGATCTTCACAGGCTCAGCTCACCATCTCGTTGTTCGATGTTCTACGGGAGTTCTTCAATTACTCGAACAGTTGGATGGAGTGGATCCAATTCACCGTTGTCCCCGAGACACAAGATTATGTACTCGAGCCCACGCAGGGACGTGTTCTGCGTCTGCTCGGTGTGGTCGATCAGAATCGGGTGCCGCAAGCGGCAGTGATGCCTGAGCTGGGTGTCGTTTCATTTCTATATCCGTATACGATTGTTCAACCGATGTGGGCGTGCGTTGCCAAGAATGTCATCAAAGCATTTAAAGATGGCAAGCCCTGCGTACCGTGGTTTCCTGATTGGGTCCTGCCGACTTATGGCGTGGGAATCCTCGAGGGTGTGCTCGGCTACATGATGATGCAGCCAGGGACGAGCTGGTCAAATGCGCAGGCTGGGTTGTTCAATCTGCAGAAATTTCGAACCGCCGTTGCACTTGCACGAGTCGAGGCGATGCGAGCTCGTACAGTTGGTGCGCAGGCTTGGGCTTACCCGCAATCATTCAGAGTTACTAGCCAGAAAGGCGGTGTGAGCACGTTCAACATCAACCCATCGCCACAGACCGCGAGATAAACGATGGACCAGAGATGCGCACCATGCGGATGTACTGGACACAGCGTGACGTCCGCGCATGCCGACATAGCGATCGACAACAATGGTACTTGGCAGGATGCTTTTCAGTTCGGTACGCCAGGTGATTTTACTTGGCAGCTGACTTTTAACTGGGAGGCGGAAATTAAGCGTAATCGTTATGAGAGCATGTTTTTGTTGAATCCTACAACGGCGAATGGACAGATTATTGTCGATGACATCAACCAGCGAGTTATCCATTTCAATGTGGCGCCGGCAATCATTCAGGCTGCACTGCAGCCAGGGATTTATGTTTACGATTTAGTCATGTTTGATGATTCGATGCCGCCGATCCGCACGGTGCTGATGCATGGGTCGCTGGAAGTTACTCAAGGAGTCTCGCAGCCATAACGAGGCTCCTCCATGCCGTTAATCAGCAATGAACCCGCAGTTATCGCAGCGTATCCGGTCGTCCCGATCTTTGGCACTGGGCCTACTGGACCAGCTGGAGGTCCTACTGGTCCAACTGGACCAATCGGCATTGCCAGTACGGGAGCGACGGGCCCTGCGGCGACAGGGCCTACAGGCGGTACGGGACCTCCGGGACCTGGTGCTTTCACTGGACCAACCGGACCGACCGGACTGACAGGTCCGCCGGGATTAGGGCAGACGGGACCGATTGGTTTGTCAGGTGTGACAGGACCAACAGGTCCTGTGGGATCCACGGGTACTCCTGGCACCGCGGCCGCAACGGGAGCGACGGGACCGACAGGTCTAGTTGGTGCGGTAGGTGGCGCAGGGCCAACGGGTCCTGCCGGCAGTGCGACTAACACTGGCGCAACCGGACCACCTGGCACTGGACCGACTGGTCCGAACTCTTCTGCTATCGTCGCCACCATCGATGGTCTTGGCGCGGTCATCACTCCTGGAGTGAAAGGCTATGTGGAGGTGCCGTTCGTCGGTGTTCTGTCGCAAGTCGACATGGTCGCCGATCGTTCCGGCAGTATCGTTCTCGAGCTGTGGAAATGCACTTACGCGCAGTTCGATGCTGGCGGCACGCATCCAGTTGCCGCTGACAAGATCAGCGCATCGACGCCACCAACAATCTCTTCGGGTACGAAGTCAACCGATAGCACGTTGTCGGGATGGACGACGGCGCTGACGGCAGGCGACGTGA